CCAGCAGGAACAGGCAGGCGAGCGCAATCATCGCCCGCAGCAGCAGCCTTGATGTCGCTCGCAGCTCTCTGTGACTCCAGTGCGATCTGGTGCTTTGCATTTCGATCAGCCTCCACCGCCTGATTCATGATGTTGAGCGTCAGCATCACGTTGTCTGTAATCGCCTGGGCTTCCCCGGCATCACGCTGCGACCATTTGGCCTGCCACGCTCGATCAGCCTCAGCCTTTCCATCTGCATGGCCAGCGGCGTACCGCCAGGACGACAGCCCCCAATACGACAAAGCCACCAACGCGATTAGCGCCAGTGGCTTCCATGGTGTTTGAATGTTCATATTTTCAACCTGTCTGTCGGCCTTTGGGCTTCCGTCCCTGCATGTCTGCCCATGATTTTCCAACCCGCATGCAATCGTCGAATATGGCTCCTTTCTTACTGGCTTGAGAGCAACGGCGATAATGATCTACGGCAATATCAGCCCCCATTAAGGCCACGTTGGGATCGTATCCCTGTTTCACTAGGACGCTTTTCACATTACTGTGAATGAATTGGATCGGGTTCATGCCGGCTCTCCATCAGGAAAATCACCGAGGTCACACAGCTTGAACTGGATCAGATCCTTCACCAATTGCTCGGCCCTCTTAATAGCTCGCTTCTCTTTCTTGCGCAGTGTCATGAGGCCACTACCGGTCTGCCCATGCTCTTTAAACGAAAAGCTTTCCGCTGCTGCAACGCGACTCTGCATCTGTTGAATTGTCATGTCCGTTAACCCGGAGAAATCCAACAGATTAATATCCTTGCTCCCCTCAAGCGCTGTCATATGGTCAAACACCTGAGCCTGTAGCTCGTAGCTATAGCTCATGGCCATCAGGCAAGCCTCACGCTTGGGAAAGCTATAAACCTGGCGCGTAGCCTGAGCCCCGTTGCCCACAACGTAGGTATCATCAGCCAAAAATTTGGCCGATGTTTCCCCTAGGACTTTAGGGACCTTGGCGAGGAAGTGCTTATGCTGCAGCTTGCGATACTTCTTGCTAGGGAACGAAACGCCATCATCCTGAGCTTTTGATCTCCGATCAGCATTAATGTAATCGACCATCTCTAAACTGCTCATGGTCGGGGTTTCGCTGTTAGGTAATGTGGCTACAAAGTTATTCATATCGGTAGTTACCTTATAGAAACAAGCCTCGTTGCCCAGAAACGTCGCCCACAGAGAGGTCGCCACCTATAACGGCGTTTCTCCGAGGCCTGTTTCTATAAGGCTCTGTGTGATTGTTTGCGCCGGGCATGGCGCAGATATGACGCGGACCAAAAATAATTGTCGGCATCTTGAATACAACTTGCTTCCTAAATTTAGGAATGCTATATTTTAATCACGGTAAGGGAATTGACCTTTACCAGCAATCAGCAGGACTTCAAGATGAATAACTACATTAGCTACTCAGTAAATGCCGAAGAAATCTACGACGAGTCCGGAGATATGACATTTGGTGATGACTACTGGCTCATCGAGAAGATCTACGTTCCTGTCGAGATGCGCGGACAGGGGGTCGCTAGAAAAATGCTGACCGAGGCTATCGCCAAGATGCAAGCTGAACACCCTGAGTATGCTATCCGCTTGGTATGTGAAGCTCAGGATGAAGATACCGACCAGGAGAAACTGGCCGCTTTCTACGAAAGCGTCGGATTCTCCGCCATCGGTGATGAAATCGGCACCATGGAGCTAATGTAAAATCACCATAGGGGATTGGCATGACAAAAGATGATCTTATCGCCGCAGGAATCGCGGCATTCGGCCAACGCTGGCAGACAGAGATGGCCTTAGCCCTTGGAGTATCAGACAGGACTATACGCAACTGGGTATCCGGGAAGTATCAGATCCCAGACATAACATCAGCAGATGTCGTACTGGTCCTTAAGCGCCGTAAGAAAGAGATCTGCGACGCAATATCTCTGAGAACTGAAAAATTTTTGATGAACCCAGCGACAGGATCCGTAGATTCTGATGAAAACTGGATCGCAGAAATGCCATCATGGAACGACGACCCTGTCGAGTGCCAAAGGCAATTCGACACCCTTATCGAAGTCGTTAAGGATGAGGACGGCTCTTGGATAGAAGCTACATAACCCGCTCACGCAGCCAACCGTACAGAAACGCCTCGTTAGCTGGGCGTGCCTCTGACAGCTCGATGTAGCGAGCACCCTGGCAGCAGTTCAACGCCTTGAGCAATACTGCCTCACCGTCATGGCCACGCTTTGCAAGATAGGCCCGCAGAGCGTTGGCTGTGCGATTACCGATCGCCCCATCAACCTGCAGGTCAGGGTAAAGACGACCGTTATCGTTCAGAGCAGTAAGGCAGCGCTGCAACATCTTGGCTGCTACCGACGGCCCCATGTTGACGCCAGTGTCGAGCAGCTCCACAGCGATAGGCTGAGAAACGACATCGATCAGATCAAAGCGTGGGCTTTCCCAATAATCTGCGCGATAGATGCGCAGCGCCTGATCGCGTGACAGCATGCTGATATCACCGGTATAGCCGTTTGCTCGCGCCGTTTTCTCTGTAATGCCCCAATTCGTAGGGCCACCACGATCAGCGGGATGGTTAACGTATCCGCCCTCACGCTTGAGTAGTCCATCAAAAATTTCATCTTTGGTCATCGCGAAGCTCCCCGAAATAACTGCATGACATTGCCCTTGGCTCTCATCACCAGCGCCATGAAAAATACGTTGATGATCGTCTCGGATATATCGACAGCGTGATACACGCCGATCAGCACCCGGAACGTCACCGATGCCGACGCCACAATCAGCACATAGGCCAGAGCAGCGCCCAGGCGCTTATGCTGCGAGCCATTACGACGAAACAGCAGCAGCCGCATGGCGATTACCCCGCACACAGCTGCATTGATGTGAAGCAGAAACAGATCGATCGTCACTTGCCACCCCCTTTAAAATTCAGGGGCGGCGGGTTCTTGGCTTTCGAGATGATGAACATTAGCACCCAGATAACACAGGCCGATGCCACCAGCGCTCCGATAGGCTTATCGACTACGACCTGGTCAGGGAGAAACCAATCAATAATCGATGCCGTAAACCCTGCCGCGATAACCCCCATGAGGAAAGACACAAAGCCAAAAGCGATGCGCTTCCACGCGGGAAACTCCACAGCCGATAGGACAAACACAACGGCCCCCGCAAACGCCGCAATGACTACGCCAGCGTCAGCCCCGGAAAAGATCCCGACAAACGTCACCCCAGCCAACGCCCCGGCAGCCGACCCCGTACCGGTTAGCGGATCACTCATGGAAAGCTCCTTTTGTTCGCGCTCAGCGAACGCTGGGCGATAGTTAATTTTTCGCCCAGACAAGCAGATTACATGCGCCTACATGGCTCTTGTAAATGTATTTGATATGCACTCTGATTTTTTAAGATGCATATAATGTATATTTATTCAACAACAGTAAATTGACTAGCATTTACACATGCTATAAAATGAATTAACATTAATACATAAAAGTTCAAGCAGGCAGTATATGTACAATGAATTAATAATGATATTGTGGGCATCATTTGTTACGTTAATAATAACAATACTAATGAGCTCACCACTATTTTCATTTATCGATAGAATAGACAAAAGGCCACTCAACCACCTCGATAGTTTGAGAGCTCTCTTGGCTATACTAGTTGTCTTTCATCATTTCTTTTTTAATTACTTTTACTCAAACACCGAAGATTGGGTAATCGACGGATACTATTTCTTTGCATTTATAGGAAAGTTTGCCGTTGGAATTTTCTTTATACTTTCTGGATATCTATTCTCAACCATCACAATAAATAAATTATCTTGGTGGGTGTCATTTTATAAAAAAAGAATACTAAGAATAGTTCCCATAACAATAATATCATCATTGGCTTGCATTGCCATTTCATATGTATATGGAACTCAAACCAGTGAGAGTATTTATAATATAGCAAAATGGTTTGATGGTGGGTTGATTAACGAAAGGCCACCTTTATTTGGCATGAATAACAGCAACATAATAAATGCTGGGGTAACATGGTCCCTGACTTGGGAGTGGCGGCTATATTTAACCATTCCAATAATATCATTAGCAATACCATTAAATAAAAGAGCAATGATTGGAATGACTATTGCTATATTAACATCGATATTATTTGTATATAGCAAAATAAAACACCCAGAGCAAGACACAGAAATATATCGTGCAATATTTTTCTTTTCTGTTGGTTTTTTCTGCAAGCACTTCAATAGCGAAACGATTAAAAAACTACAATCTAGTAAAATAATACAAGGAGTTATGGTATTAGCATTATTCACAATACCTTTTATGGGTAAGATATCTACAGCCATCTACCCGATATTTGCTTCTTTTTTATTCCTAATGATTTGCAACGGATCTACTATATTCGGTTTATTAAAGTCAAAAGGACTAAAGCGACTAGGCGTAATCAGTTATAGTATATATTTGTTGCATGGCATTTTCTGGTATATTGGATTTAAAACGATTATATCAGATAAAAACATGATGATTTCATCAAGTTTTGTATTTATACTAATGATATTTTCATGCGTGCTTATATCTTCTGTAATAGAATACCCAATATATAAACTTTCAAAATTTAGTTTAAAGTCAAAAAAAACAAAAGGTGCAAACAATTTGATTTTATAATCGAATACTCAACCGCATCATCATTAAATATATCTATGGTATAGAGCAGTGGTGATGATGCAGGCTTTAAATAATCATTTCAAATAAAAAACACTATTATTATATCTATTTTATAGAATCAAAAAATCCGATTATCTCTACACCAAAGTTCATCCAATCAGCAGCATTAAATCACTAAAAAACCCGCTCAATGGCGGGTTAATCAAATTCGTTTCGCTTTTGCTGGCTGCCGAGCCGGCGCAGCTTCGCTAAGCGTAACTTAATTATGCAGCTTCAAAACTCGTTTTCAAGTCTTTTTTGCAAGTTTTTGCATTTTCGGCGTACAGAGCGCTCATAAGCGTGAAGTAGACCGCAGAATTGAACAACTCAATACACCAACGCACCCGATCAATGCACTGCTTCTCCGTCAAGAAGGGGGCGTAATGCTGCTGCATCCACCTAGCCATACTGTTCATCGTGTTACGCCGAGTGTAGTAATCCTTCCCGATCACATACACAGGGCTCGATAACGCGAATGACTTCAGGATGATAGCCTCCATAAACTCGGCCTCATCCTCATCCACTGCCTTACCGATCATGCTGGAGAGCGATTTTTTAGGCCATATAATGGCCTTTGCATGATCAAACAGTACCTGGCCGCTGTATCCCATCCTGCGCAGGTCAGACAGGACAGAGGCGATCCGCTCCTGCTGCTCTCCTGTCCACCCTGTCAAAATCACTGACCACAATCCCCCACCACCAGAGAGGTGCTCTACACCGCTACCGCCATACATCCCACCCCAATGGTTTAACAGCGAACGGACCCATCGGCTTTGAGCTGGCGTTAACCGGCGATACTTCCCTAAATAAGAGCGACGCGGCGCCCCAGCTACCGTCACCCACGCGTTTTGCTTATTATCGCGCGAGGCCGATCCCTTCTGAGAATTTTTAAAAGTCATGTTCAGCGCTCTCCACACATTACGCTTTAAGGATGGCGCCAATACCCAGCGCCCTATTGAGGAATTGCACTAGCAGCTTCACTTGGCTGCCGTGCTGCCGCTCCCAGGCGCTTACGTCCCGGTGCAGCTCGTCGTGACACCGCCGGCATAGCGGGATCACAAAAAGGTCATGAGCCTTGGTTCCGACACCGCCCAGCCCTAGACCTGAGTTGATGATGTGATGCGGATCGTCGGCTGGACTCCCACACCCACAGCACGCCTGCGTTTTCACCCAGCGGGTGTACTTCTCACTCTCCCAGCGCTGCAGCTTGGGGCGCAGCATAAAGCCTGCCGCAGGCGCCTCATCTGCAGCCAGTTTGATTACCGGCTTCATTTTCTCCTGGGGGATAGCCGCCTCAGCCACCTCCACCTTGGCAGCCAGAACGCCCTGCGCCGTCGGGCGATTCGGGATGATAGTTGATTCGCTCATCACGCCCGTGATCTCCTCCGGCTCTACGCCAGTGATCCGGCGCGCAATGCCTCCGGGGATCAGGTCAGCTACACCGAATACCAGCGCCCACCAGCACAGCTCCGGCCCCGTCAGCTGATGCCCCTCCGGCAGTGTGAGCCCACGGCGGGCAGCCTCGATCACCCACTCAGCGCGGTTTTTCTCGCACAGCTCTGTAAAAAGCTTTCCCTCTGTCCCGCGCATGGCGTTGTCGCAGGTCCAGCACAGCCTGGCGCCACCATGCTCGCTATGGGTAGTGGTCAGCTGTATGTCGTGATATCCATCGCGCACACCTTTCCACTGGCAGTAGTGAAAACTTTCCAAATATTCCGAAAAGTTCATGTACAAGCCAGCGGCCTTCTGCACGCGCTCATGAGCAAAGAATTGGCGCCAGACAGGATCCGCAGCAATCAGTTGATCTGATACCAGCTCGCCGGCGGGGCTGTCATGAAATGCCGCGGGCACATCGGCCAACATCACGCGCTGGCCATCAATGAAACGGCGCGTCAGTTTTCCGGTTTTCAG